CAGTTGATCGAACGCTGCGGCGGGCTCGAAGAGGCGTCGCGCGCGTGCGGCGCCAAGGGCCAGCCGTATTCGGTGGCCCAGCTATCGCGCTGCCAGACCCTGAACTCCGGCTGCTCCCTCCCCCTGCGGATCATCGTCTGCCTGGAAGAGTACTGCGGCGAGCCCGTCATCGGTCAGGCGCTAGTCGAGGCCCGGCCGTCCAACGCGCAGATCGACTGCGCCATGACAGAAGCGGCCGAGACGACCGAAGCCGCCGCGGGCTTCCAGTCCAAGGTCCGCAAGGCCGTCGCCGACGGCGTCGTCACCGCCGCGGAGCAGGCAGAACTGGAGCGCGAAGCCGAGGCCCTGTTCGAACAGGCCCGCCAGAGCCGGGAGGCCGTGCAGCGGCTGCGGGTGACGGCATGAGCGCAGTATCCGGTTTCCTGACCGAACGTCTGAGGCTTGCCCGCGCACGCTCCGGGTTCACCAGCAAGTCCGAAGCGGCTCGGGCTCTAGGCGTAGGACTGAGTACCTATCGGGCGTGGGAAAATGGCCAGAACGGCCTCAATGTCGAGAACGCCATAGAGATCGCCCAGACCTTTGGCGTCCGATGGGAATGGCTGCTCGCCGGGCAAGGCGAAATGATCGACGTCGAAGCTGAAGGTGTGGCCATGATCGCCACACCTGATCCGGCGCCCGTCACTTCGTCCCACGCCCCGACCAGCGACGTCGTCATCCAAGCCCAGCACGAGATCGAGGTCTACCAGAACTCGTCTGGCGGCATCGTCGTGAAGATGGAGGCGGGCGGCGTCTACGAAGAGGACCAGGTCGTGGTCATCAGGCCGGAGAACGTCGACGCGATCGTCGCGGCCCTGCTGCGCGTCAAAGGGGAGGATCAGCGATGAACTGTCCGACCTGCGGCTGCCCTGTCCCCATTGAGCGCACCGAGGCGGAAGAGAAGGCCATCCGCGAAGCCGTGCCGTACATCGTCGTCAAGACGGTCGCGGGGGATCAGGCCATTCCCGACCGAACGGCGGCGCAATGGCAGGAGGGACGTGGATGAGCCATCAGGCATCCCACTGGGCCCTCGAACAGTCGTGCGCGACCGCCACCGAGAAGGCAATCCTGATGGTGCTCGCCAGCTACGTAGGCGTCGATGGGACCTGTTATCCAGGACAGGATACGATCGCGCGCCAAGCGTGCTGTTCGGTCAAGTCGGTTGAGCGGGCTCTCCAGGCGTTCGAAGAGCGCGGATGGCTCGAGAGAACGCCCCGCCGGCGCAAGGATGGATCCCGTACTTCGGACCTTTTGGAACTGAAGCTGGCGGCGAATCCTGAGCCTCGGGAACAAGCCGACACCGTGTCGGATAGGCATGAACCAACCCGACACCCTGTCCCGACCAACCCGACATCCTGTCCAAACCAACCCGACACCCTGTCGGGGCTCACTACGTTTGAACCGGTTAGAACTGAACCGGTAAGAGAACCTGTTAGGGCGCGCGAGCCTCGCGCCGAGAATGACAACGATCAGCTATTCGCCCTGATCGGTGATCCTCGTCCCGTGAAGCGTGGAAAGGCCAAGGCCGAGCCCACCGCCGCCGAGCGAGAGAACTTCGACGCGTTCTGGTCCGTCTATCCGCGCAGGGAGGGCAAGCAGCCCGCCTTGCTGGCCTACGTCGTCGCAATCCGCTCGGGCGCTGATCCGAACCGCATCCTGACCGGCGCCCAACGCTACGCGGCCGTCCGACAGGGCCAAGACCCAAAGCTGACGAAGATGGCCCAAGGCTGGCTGAACGACCGGCGCTGGGAAGACGAAATCGCCGAGCCTCCGCCGGGCGGATACCGCGACCATCGGGTCGGCCGAGACGCTTGGGACCCGCTCGACCAAGCCATCGCCGGCATCGATTGGAATGAGGACGCAGCATGACCGACATCGCCCGCTACGATCATGGCGGAACGCCGCAGCGCCGCGCCGCCGGCCCCGAGGAGACGAAGGCGGACAAGGCGCGCCAGAGCCTAGCCTTCATCCGCAAGGAGTATCTCGCACCGTTTGATGCGTGGGACAGGATCAAGGCCGAACAAGAGGCTGAACGGCAAGCGATGGCCGTTCGCCCGGCATTCCTGGCGCCACGCGTCTACCGACCTCATCACCCCCGCACCGAAGCCGATCGCCGGGATGAAATCGCCCGCTTCGACGCCGCGCTGAAAGCCCAGCCAAATCCACGCTCCCTGGCTTCGATCCGAGAGGCGTTCCGTAACGCCGCGAACGGAAAGCCGAAGCCCTCGGCGAACCGCCTGATCGCTGGGTTCATGGTCGGCGCGTTCCCCAACGTGCGTCCGCATAGCCCTGAGACGTACCTCGAAACGCTGATCGAGGCTCTCGATCAAACGGGTTTCCCGCCGGCCGCGGTCGCCCGCGCCTGCAACGAGATTATTCACACCAGCACGTTCGCACCAACCATCGCCGAGGTCGTCGCGAAGGCGAAGGACGTTCATGCGCACCTCCGCTTTTCCGCCCAAATGATCGACCGATACGAAGAGGTTCTCATCTGGGCAGCGGGGGTCCGATCCTGGCTCGCCGCTGTGCCGCTGCTCGACGAGAACCGATCCAACTACGAGCGACCGCCAGAGCCGCCGCGAAGCCTGTCCTACTCGGCGTCGAGGGTCGACTGGGTATGATCCTCCCTCGCATCAGCCAGAACCAAGCCGCCGAGGTCGACCGGCTCCGCAAGGCCGGCAGAACCCACCGGCAGATCGAGCGGATCGTTGGCCTGACCTACGGGCTGCTGTCAAAGCCGTACCGCGTCGGGGAAGACCCTCGACCGATCATGAACCGAGACCACCTGCACCAGAGGGGCTGGATTACGTGAGCAATTCCGACCGTCGAAAGAAGCGCCAGCGCTACGCCAAGCCATCGGCGCCCGGCTCCTGGCGCCGTCCGGTCGAGGAGAACGCTAGGTGCCCTGGCCAATGCCGAGTCCCCCCATCGTTGCCGATCCACGCTGTCTGAAAGGCCCCTCTTCCCATGGGCAAAGCCACCTCTCCCCGCATCAACCCCCGCTCCAAGGGCGGTCGCCCCCGTCAGCAGGGCGAGCGCACCAAGGGCGGACGCCTGAAGCACGCCCCGAACGAACGCGTCCTGCAGATGCGGGCCATCTTCGGCGTCGACCACATCGGCCAGGCCTTCTCCCCCATCCAGATCGCGCTGAGGAACGGCTGGCTGAGCGAAGCCGACTGCCGG